CTATCATACTGGACAGCATGGCTTAAATACCACTATCCATTAGAGTTTATGTATTCACTATTAAAGAATGAGAAGGATAAAGATGCACGTACTGAGTACCTTATTGAAGCAAAAAGAATGGGAATTAACGTTAAGCTACCTCACATTAATGAGTCAGATATTGATTTTAAGATTGAAGGTAAAGGCATACGCTTTGGTTTGTCAAGCATTAAGTTTATTTCGGATAAGATTGCTGAACGATACATGGCTGCTAGGCCTTTTAAATCATACGCTCAGCTTGAAGAATTTACTTTTACTAAAGGAAACGGAGTTAACTCTCGTGCTCTTCAGGCATTACGAATCATTGGTGCAGCAACATTTGAAGACAGTCCACGTAATGACCAAGAGATTAAAGAAAATCTCTATGAGTATTTAAATCTTCCTGAGTTTAACATGACAGTTCCTCAGCATTACTATGCTTATATTCAAGAAGCAGAAGATTATGAAGAAACTGGATCATTTGTTATGCTTGGAATGATTAAATCAATTAAGCGTGGTAAGGGTTGGTCAAGAGTTGAATTCCTGGATAAAACTGGTAGTGTTGGAATCTTTGATGAAGAAAATACTACAATTGAAACTGGTAGAACTTACTTGATTCTTGTTAGTGACAACAGAATAGTTAATTTAATTCCAGCAGATCAAATTAAAGAGTCTAAAGATGCTTTAGTAAAGTTTTTAAATTACAAGCAATTGCCCTATAAAGGTGAAGAGCAGTTTGTAGTTTCTTTTAAGCCAAGAATGACAAAGGCTGGAAAGAAGATGGCAAACCTTGTAGTAGCAGACGCAGGAAGAGAACTTCATTCAGTACTTGTATTTCCTACAGCATTTGCTAAAGCTTATATGACAATTGAAGAAGGAAATGTATATAAAGTTTCTTTAGGTAAAACTAAAGACGGAACAGTTATACTGGAGGATGTAGTAAATGTATGATAATATTTTTGATAACTTTGCAATAGAGTTGCACAAAAATGCAGTTGAAAAAGGTTTTTGGGGAAGTCCAGAAGACCACGATGCTATAAATGATATCTTTGTTGCTAAGCAATGCATGATGATTGTTTCAGAAGTTACTGAGGTAATGGAGGCAGTACGTAAAGATAAAGGCGAAGAAGAGATTACTAAAGAGTTTGCAGATATTATTATTCGCACACTTGACCTATATGCAGGAATGGTTGAAGCAGGGTATACTAGATTATCACTTGATCAAGCATTAAGAGAAAAAGTAGAATTTAATAAAACTAGACCAGAAAAACACGGGGTAAGATTTTAATGTCAGTAACAATGGAAGAAGTATTAGCACAGTTAGATCCACGTATTCGTAAGCGTCTTGGAGATGCTACAGACCAAAAGGTTGACTATGCACCAACACCTAGTTTTGGAATTAATAAAGCCCTAAAGGGTGGGTTGCCATATGGTCGTCAGGTACTTATATGGGGTTCCAAGTCCTCTGCAAAGTCTTCTCTATGCCTTCAGATGATAGGTATAGCACAGAAAGAAGGAAAGGTCTGTGCTTGGATTGATGCAGAAATGTCATATGATTCAGAATGGGCTAAACATCTGGGGGTAGATTCAACAAAACTAATTTACTCACAGGCAAGAACTATTAATGAAATGGTAGATGTAGGTACAAGCCTAATGAATGCTGGGGTTGATATAATTGTTATAGATAGTATCACTTCTCTTCTGCCAGCTATTTATTTTGAAAAGGATACCGATGAACTCAAGCAACTTGAAAACACCAAACAGATTGGTGCTGAGTCTAGAGACTTTAGCAATGCGTGGAAAATGCTTAACTATGCAAATAACAAGGTTAAGCCAACTCTGCTTGTTCTTATCTCTCAGTCTCGCAACAATATTAGTGCTATGTATACTAGCCAGCAGCCTTCTGGTGGTCAGGCTACTAAGTTCTATTCCTCAACTGTTATTAAACTTTTTTCTTCCGAATCTGACAATCAAGCGATTAAAGGCAAGATTCAAGTAGGCGATAAACTAATTGAAGAAAAAATTGGTCGTAAGATTAAATGGGAACTTCAGTTCTCTAAAACATCCGCTGGTTTTCAAAGCGGAGAATATGATTTTTATTTTAAAGGTGACAACTTGGGAATTGATGGTATTGGTGATCTTGTTGATACAGCAGAGCTAGCTGGTCTGGTAGAGCGCACAGGAGCATGGTATAAACTTGAAGATGGAACTAAGGTTCAAGGTCGTGAAGGTTTTATTAATCGTGTTAAAGAAGATCTTGATCTACAGGAATCTTTTAGGAGCAAGTTGTTGAATGGCTAACGAAAAGTTTAGAGTTTTTAGTGGGGAATTTCATTGCCAACAATGTAGGGAAGAAGTTAGATCACTTCGCCTTTGGCTTGAGTCCGCTGATCTTACTTGGATGTGTACAAAAAAACACATATCAAGAGTTCCATTAATTTTAACAAAGAAGGACTATGAGCGAAAGAAGTGAATCAAAAAGGCTTGGTGCTAAACAGCACAAGAACTCTGGACGTGGCACACACAAAGGTGATGCAACCTGGAGAAATTTTACTGTTGATTTTAAAGAATACCCAAAAGGTATTACTATCAATAAAGACATTTGGGCAAAGGCTGTCACTGATGCAATAAAAAATCACAACGATCCAGCAATTTTTATTGTTTTGGGCGAGGGTAACGCAAAGGTTCGCCTAGCAGTAATAGAAGTAGAATTATTAGAACAATTAACAGAGGAGGAATATAATGTCTGAAGCAGGCACACAGAAAACAACACTTGACATGGTAAATGGTTTAACAGAAATTGCAGATTACATGCAGGATGAGGAACTAACTGCTGCTCTGACATTTATTGCTAAGGTAATTATTAAGCCAGATATTCCTACTCAGGTAGCAAGTATTGAAATTGTAAGGCTGCAGGCTATCGCAGCAAAGATGGCTTTTAAGGCCACCTGGATGGCCAATGTAGACAAGAATGATCGTGCAAAGAAGAACATTTACTACACAGCAGCGGAATCTATTAATAACTTGGTCTCAGCACTCAAGTATATAATGCGTTAACCTGCTATACTTATATAAACAAGGGGAATAAAAAAAATGACAAAAAGTTTACTAAAGCAGGTTATGTTAAAAGAAGCAGAAAAGAAAGAAGCAATAACTAAGCAAAATATAATCTTCAATGCTGAAGATATGATTTCTAAGATTACTTCTGGGTATACCGTTAGTCGTGGTCCAAAGATGACCACTAAGAAAACATTTGCTCCATCAACAATTGCATACCAGCATGGGCAGTGCCCACGATATTGGTACCTAGCATTTAATGGTAATGTGTTTGATGACTACACAGATGCGTATGGCGTTGCTAATATGAGCGCTGGTACCATGGGACATGAAAGAATTCAAGGAGCAATGCTTGCTTCTGGAGTTGCAGTCCCATACATTAATGATAAGGGCGAGCAAACAACAGAGTTTAAGGTTGTTTCAAATGATCCTCCAATTTTTGGTTACGGAGACGTAATGTTTAATTGGGAGGGTGAAGAAATTGTTGGTGAAATTAAGACAATGATGAGCGAAGCATTTGAGTATAGAAAGAAAACAAATAAGCCAAAGACTGGACACCTTATTCAGTTACTTATCTACATGAAGATTCTTGGTAAGTCAAAGGGTGCTCTTGTTTATGAGAACAAAAATAATCACGACTTAATGATTATTCCGATTGAAGTAAACGCTGGCTATCGCCAATGGATTGACTATGCATTTAGTTGGATGCGTGAAGTCCGTAAGGCTTGGGAAGATCAAACACTTCCAACTAAAAATTATCGCAATAACTCAAAGATTTGTAAAACATGCCCAGTAAAAGCAGCATGCATTGAGGCAGGAGAAGGAACAGTTAAAATTGCTTCTCTAGAGGAACTGAGTGAAACTTTGCAGTAGATGTGACAATTATTTCACACCAAAAGTTTCTTACCAGATTTACTGTAGTGAATCTTGTAGAGACGACGCTACAAAAGAAAAGATAGCAGAGCGCTATCAAGTAACTCGCAGACAAAAAAGAATAGGTAAGATTAGAAAATGCTTGGGTGGTTGTGGAGTTGATCTTTCAATCTATAACGACTCAGGTTTTTGTTCTAATTGCAATGTAAGCAAGAAGGCAGTTGACAAGATGCTAAAAGACTTAAAAGGTTTTATTGAGTATGAACAAGACTAAATGGGGCGGTCCAGTGCAACCAAATAATATTTGTGCAATAGATGCTAGCACTAATAATCTTGCGTTTGCTTTTTATTCATTTAAAAGTCTTGGAACTATTGGAAAGATTAATTTTAATGGTGGCGATATCTACGAAAAAGTTGCAGATGCTTGTAAGAAAACTAAAGGTTTATTTGATCAGTTTAACATGGTTGACGCAATAGTAATTGAGCATACAGTTTTTATGAATTCTCCAAAGACTGCTGCAGACCTTGCTTTGGTTCAAGGCGCACTGTTAGGGGCAGCTGGGCTTTCTGGTATAAATACTTTTGGCAAGGTTTCTCCAATTACATGGCAAAATTATATTGGTAATAAAAAGATTTCAAAAGATGAACAACTCTATATTCGTGCACAACATCCTGGGAAGTCTGTTTCTTGGTACAAAACCTATGAGCGTAACCTTCGTAAAGAAAGAACCATTAAGTTTATAAACACAATATACGATAAAACTATTACTGATAATGACGTGGCAGATGCCTGCGGTATTGGTCATTGGGCTATCAATAATTGGGGCAAGGCTATTGGGTTTGACAAATAACGCCATGGCTGCTAAACTGTATACAAGTGAAATTTGGTTACGAAAGAGATTTCTAATGGACAAAAAATCACCACAAGACATTGCAAAAGAATGCGGGACAAGCGTAGAAACCATCTACGTATACTTAGCAAAATTTAATTTAAGGAAAAGCAAAAGATGAAAAAGATTGAGAAGATACTAATAGCTACAACCGTTATTGGCATGGTGGGTCTTTCATTTGCCATCTCTACACTAAAAGGTTTTCCAGATGCCTTTGATTGGGAAGATGACGATGAGTGATAATCTAAATATTACGGTTGACCAGGTAAACCATCCAGTACACTATACAACGGACCCATCTGGCGTAGAGTGTATAGAGATTACACGCCATCGTACTTTTAATATTGGCAACGCATTTAAATACTTATGGAGAGCAGGACTTAAGGATGAAGAAAAAACAATTCAAGACCTTGAGAAAGCAATCTTCTACATTAAAGATGAAATTAATAGACTAGAGGGAAAGTATGTCAACTGAAGAAGATCTAGTTAAGCATCTTGATCAGGTAAACAATGTTGTTTCTGAATACCTAAAAGGTACAGACCCTACAAGAATATCAAAAGAATTATCTATTCCACGAACTCGTGTTGTTGAGTTAATTAATGAGTGGAAAGTTATGGCTTCTGCTAATGATGCTATTCGTGCCCGTGCTAAAGAAGCCCTTGCTGCTATGGATGCACATTACAGTAAACTTATTACAAAGTCTTACGAAGTTATTGATGAAGCATCAATGACTAATAATCTTGGTGCAAAAACTCAAGCAATTAAACTTGTTGTTGATATTGAAAAAGCAAGGATTGACATGCTTCAAAAAGCAGGACTTCTTGAGAACAAAGAACTCGCAGAAGAGATGGTTGATATTGAAAGACGACAAGAAACTCTTGTTGCTATTCTTAGAGACATTGCATCTACTCACCCAGATATTCGTGATTTAATTATGCACAGACTTTCTTCTGTTGCAAAAGATGGAGAAGTGATTACAGTTGTCCACAATGTTCAATGATTTTTTTGAGGCACTTAAAAATAATAATTTTGAAGAAATGCCTGTAGATGCAAAAACATTTGTTGAAGGTGAAGCATATCTAAACCAACCACCACTATCAGATATTCAGTATGACATTGTAGAAGCTATGAGCCAAATCTACAGAGAAGAAGACCTTGTAGATATTTTGGGGCCAGAAGAAGGCCATCGCTACTACAAGAAGTACACAAAGAATGAAGTAATTCTGCAACTTGGCAAGGGATCTGGAAAAGACTTTACATCAACCGTAGCATGTGCATACATAGTATATAAACTCTTATGCCTAAAAGATCCTGCTAGATATTTTGGTAAGCCTGCAGGAGATGCTATTGATATTATTAACGTAGCTATTAACGCTCAGCAGGCTAAGAATGTTTTCTTTAAAGGCTTTAAGACTAAGATTGAAAAGTCTGAATGGTTTGCAGGAAAGTATAATGCTAAGGCTGAAAGCATTGAGTTTGATAAAGCAATTACTGTTTACTCTGGTCACTCAGAAAGAGAATCACACGAAGGTTTGAACTTAATCCTTGCAGTACTTGATGAAATTTCTGGATTTGCACAAGAGGTTGGAACTGGAAATGATCAAGGCAAGACTGCTGATAACATCTATAAAGCTTTTCGTGCTTCTGTAGACTCTCGTTTCCCTGATCTTGGTAAGGTTGCATTACTCTCCTTCCCCCGTTTTCCAGGGGACTTTATCTCACAAAAATATGAAGACTCAATAATGGAAAAAGAAACAATAACATATACTCACAGATTTATAATGAATCCAGACTTCCCAGATGATCTTGAAGGTAATTACCTAGATATTGGCTGGGACGAAGATCAAATTGTTGCATATAAATATCCTGGAGTATTTGCATTAAAAAGACCTACATGGGTAGTCAATCCTACTCGCAAGATAGATGATTTTAGATTAGCATTTTTTACAGATATGGGTGATGCCATGCAACGCTTTGCTTGCGTACCAACATTTGCATCAGATGCTTTCTTTAAACAAAAAGATAAACTTGAAAAATGCATGACATTAAGAAACCCAATTGATAATAATAAAAGGTTTGATGAGTCATTTGTTCCTAACCCAGATAAGGTTTATTATGTTCACGCTGACCTTGCACAAAAACACGATAAGTGTGCAGTAGCAATTGCTCATGTTGATAAGTGGGTAAACCTACAAGTAGTTAAAGACTATGAGCAGGTAGCTCCAATTATTATTGTTGATGCTGTTGTGTGGTGGGAACCAAAGGTTGAAGGCCCAGTAA